CGCATAATTTTAGTTCTGGTGGTGACTCTTTTAAAATAGCATTATACACAGCTAACCCCTACACAACATCAAGCACAGCGTTTACAGCTACGAGTGAAGTTAGTTCTTCTGGTGGTAGTAATTATCCTTCAGGCGGTAAAGCATTAACAAGTCAAACAGTTACAGCAACAACTGCTACAACTGCAATTGATTTTGCAGATACGACATTTGCTAGTGCAACTTTTACAGCAGCATTTGCAGCTATCTACAACACAAGTGCTTCTGATAAATTGTGTGTAGTTTTAGATTTTGGTGGTAACAAGACAGCGACAAACGGAACTTTTACAATTTCGTATCCTGATCCTACTACACCAAGTAATGCGATTATAAGTATAACATCATAAGGAGATAAATGGCGTTAGTAATAAATGATAGAGTAAAAGTAACAAGCACAACTACTGGCACAGGTGCGTTTGCACTAGGTGCAGCAGTAACTGGTTTTGAAACTTTTGCACAGGGCATAGGAAACAATAACACGACTTACTATTGTATTTTTAATCAAGGTACGAGTGAGTTTGAAGTTGGACTTGGAACACTAGATGCTACAAGTGCAAACATAACAAGAGGATCAGGAGCTACAATTTTTAGTAGTTCTAATTCTGACAATGTTGTTGATTTTAGTTCGGGCACTAAAGATGTATTTTGCACTCTACCAGCTAGCAAATCTGTTTTTCTGGATGCAGATGGAACACCAGTAGGAGCGGCTTCAGCAGGTTTTGCACTTGCTATGGCTGTTGCATTATAAAGGAATAAATTATGGCACAAAATTTTAGAAACAATTTACAAAGAAATGTTGGAACATCAGAAGTTACTTTAGTAACTGGTGGAGACTTTGATGCAGTTATTGGTATCAGATGTTGTAATGTTTCTGCCTCTACTATTTTAGTTGACGTCTTTATTGAAAATAGCAGTAATGATCATTTTATTGCAAAAGATGTCTCAGTTCCACCTAACAGTGCAATTGAACTAATTCAAGGCGGAGCAAAAATTGTTTTAAAGAATGGTGATATATTAAAAGCTAATAGTAATACTGCTTCTAGTTTAGATATTGTCACTTCATTCATAGACGATATTAGTACGTAGGAGTAATTATGACGGCAGTAGTAAATGGAATCCAATACATAGGAGGCTCTACAGGGCCTAATGAATTTATTAATAATCAAGCAGGTACTATTGATGGTACGCAAACTGTTGAGAACGGAGTTCTTGCAGGTCCAATAACTATACCTGGTACGATAACAGTAACAGGGACATTGGTAATAGTTTAATGAGTAAAATAGAAGTTGATGAAATAGTTAAACAAAGTGGTTCTACTCTTACATTAGGAGGCCCAGGGACTGCTGTAACTTTAGGATCTGGTGCAACACAGACAGGATTCGGTAGAACAGGAACAGTAGATTGGTGTACAACAGCTAAAACATCTCCGTTCACTGCTGTGTCAGGTGATGGATTTTTTGTCAACACGACATCGGGTGGAATTACAGTAACACTTCCAGGTTCGCCATCTGCTGGTGATATCGTGGCTTTTAAAGATTATGCCAATACTTGGAATTGTAATGCAGTTACAGTTTGCAGAAATGGATCAAAAATTAATGGTGCTTGTGCCAATAGTGTTTTAAATACACAATCACAGTCTGTAACTTTAATTTACGTTGATGATACAAAAGGTTGGCAAGATATTCAAGATTCAACATCTAATGTAACAGGAGCAACTTATATATCAGCTACAGGTGGGACAATAACTTGTTCAGGAGATTTTAAAATACACACATTCACATCATCAGGAAATTTCGTTGTTTCATCAGTTGGTAATGATGCTGGCGGAACAAATAAAGTTTCTTACATGGTCGTAGCAGGTGGAGGTGGTGGTGCAGGACAAGGAAATCAATCATCTGCTGGAGGAGGTGGTGGAGGTGCTGGAGGATATAGAGAAGGTAAAATAGCTTCAGGTAGCGCAAGTGATCCTTATTCAGCTTCACCAATAGTAGCACCCGATGGTTTAACAATATCAGCGGCTACTTTTCCGATAACTATTGGAGCAGGAGGAGCAACTTGGTCAGCTCCTTACACAACAGCTTGTTCAAGAGGTGTAAGCGGTTCACCTTCTACTTTTAGTACAATTACATCAGCAGGTGGTGGTGGTGCTGGAGCAAGAACTCCAGGCGGACCAGCTGAAGCAACTACAGGTCTTGCTGGAGGTTCAGGTGGAGGTGTTGGAGGTGTAGGTTGTGGTTTAAGTGCTGCCGCAGGAAATACACCACCGGTGAGTCCACCACAAGGAAACAATGGTGGAACAAGGAGTGGTTCACCTCAACAAGCCGCAGGAGGCGGAGGTGGAGCAACTGCCGTAGGTGGTAATGGATCAGGAAATTGTGGAGGTGTTGGAGGAGCAGGAGCAACTTCATCAATTAACGGAACACCAACAGCAAGAGCTGGCGGTGGATCAGGTGGTGATGCAGGAGATTCACAAGCTGGTGGAGCAGGAGGAGGTGGTGCTTCGGGAACATTTAATCCAGGAAATAGCGCGGGTGGTCCGCCCGAGTCTAACGGTGTTGCAGGAACTGCTAACACAGGCGGCGGTGGAGGTGGATCAGCAGGATCTAATGCGCCTTACAACATTGGTGGAACTGGAGGATCAGGAGTAGTAATAATAAGATATAAATTTCAAAATTAATTATGACAAGTACGATTAAAGTAGATAATATAAATAAAGTTTCAGACGATTCTAATATTATTAAAAAATGTGGATCAACAACGACAATTGGATCAGGTTCTGGTCAAACAATTGTTGTATGTGGAGCAACAGTAACATTAGGTAGATGTGGTGGTGCTGTTAATCTTGCATCAGGTGCATCGCAAACAGGTTTTGGTAGAACAGGGACTGTTGATTGGCAAACAACTAAAAAAACAACTTCTTTTACAGCAGCTAATGGTGAAGGTTATTTTGTAGATACTGCCGCTTCGGGAGCAGTAACAATGACATTACCAGCATCACCAAGCGCTGGAAATATTGTAGCTGTAAAAGACTACAATGGAAATTTTGCAACAGCTAATTTAACAATTGCTAGAAATGGATCTCCGATAAATGGAGGAAGTGGAGCAGATGTCACTATAGACACAAATGGTGCTTCAATAGTTTTAGTTTATGTGGACGCTACTCAAGGTTGGGTTGCAACACAAGATGATAGTTCAACTATTTCTGGTGAGTCTTTTATAACAGCATCAGGTGGTGATGCAATTGTTACTTGTGGAAATTTTAAAACACATATTTTTACAGGATCAGGAACATTTACAGTAAGTGGCGTTGCTAGTGCAGCTCCTAATAACGTAGTGGACTACATGGTAGTTGCAGGAGGAGGTGGTGGAGGTTCAAATAATTATGGTCCGCCAAGAGGTTCGGGTGGTGGTGGAGCTGGTGGTATGAGATTTTTTTCAACAGCGCCAGGATCAAACCATCCTATAAATAATTCAGGAGCTAGTCCAAATACAACAATTACAGTAACAGCAACAGGATTTCCTATAACAATAGGAGCGGGTGGAGCGGGTGCTCCTTCTGGTAGTCCAGACTCAGGTTCTAAAGGTAATGACTCAGTTTTTTCTACAGTAACATCAGCAAAAGGTGGAGGAGGTGGTGGTCACTGTAATATGTCTTGCTGGGATGGCGGTTCAGGTGCTGGTGGAAGAAATGCAACTAGTGGTGGGGCAGGTAATACACCTCCTGTTGCACCCCCTCAAGGACAACCTGGTGGAGCAGGTGGAGCAAGTTCTGGAAGCTACAGAGGAAGTGGTGGTGGAGGAGCAGGTGCAGCAGGAACAGCCGGCGATACTTCTACTCCAGACTATGGTGCAGGAGGAGTTGGTGCGTACATAGCTGATCCATTTATTGGTACAACAGCTCCAAGTTATGGAACACCAGGGCCAGTTTCAAGCGTAAGATATTTTGCAGGTGGTGGATCGGGATCACCAGGACCAGGTGGTGGAATAAGTGGCCCTCTTGGTGGAGGTGGTGGAGCAAAAGGAGCTGCTGGTACAGCTAATACAGGCGGTGGTGGTGGAGCTAATAGTCCAGGTTCAGGAGCAGCTGGTGGTAGCGGAGTTGTTATGGTAAGATATAGATTTCAATAGGATAAATTATGAGTACAATTAAAGTAAATAAATTAGAACAAAGAACAGGATGCACAGCTACAGTTGGTGGTGGAGCTGGTAAAACAGTTACAGTAGATGCAACGACAGTAACTTTAGGTCGTTGTGGTGGAACGGTTTCATTAGCACCAGGTGCAACACAATCAGGATTTGGTAGATCAGGTTCTGTGAACTGGTGCACAACTGCCAAGACATCTCCTTTTACGGCAGAAAATGGCAAAGGATATTTTGTAAATACAAGTAGTGGAGGTGTAACAGTTACACTTCCTTCATCACCTTCAGCAGGAGATATAGTTGCAGTAAATGATGTTAATGGAACAGCTGATTGTAACGCTATAACTCTTGGTAGAAATAGTTCAAAGATAAATGGAGCTTGTAGTGATGTAATTATTAATACAGAAAGACAATCAACAACAATAGTTTATAGTGGTGCTACTCAAGGTTGGGTTGCTGTTGGTGATGCAAACGCACCTAGTTCAGCTTTAAATGTTCAGTATAATGTAAGATATTTAGTAGTAGCTGGTGGTGCATCAGGTGCTGGTGGAACACAAGGTGGCGGTGGTGGAGCTGGAGGTTACAGAACAGTTTGTTCAGCTAATTTTGCAGTTCTTTCAGGATCATCATTTCCAATTCAAGTTGGAGGTGGCGGAACAGCTGCAGCCCCTGGTCCAACAGATAACAGAGGAAATCAAGGAACACCTTCAATTTTTAGTACAATAACATCTACAGGTGGAGGTGGTGGAGCTGGTAACACATCAGGTGCAAGTGATGCACAAACTGGTGGCTCAGGCGGTGGAGGGGCTTGTCAACCTTCAGCTCCGTTAAGAGCAGCAGGAGCAGGCAATACTCCCCCAGTTAGCCCACCACAAGGAAATCCTGGAGGAACAGGAACTCATCCAGGCTCAGGTCCATTTGGTTGGGCAGGAGGTGGTGGTGGAGGTGCCGCTGCAGCAGGAGGTGCATTTGCAGGAGGTCCACCAGGTGTTGCAGGTGCTGGTGGAATAGGAGCAACAACAGATATTTTTGGTTCAGCCCCACAAGCACCATCTTATGGTACACCAGGTCCAGCACCAGGAAGATATTTTGCTGGAGGTGGCGGTGGTGGAACTTATATTGGCACAAAAGGAGCTGGTGGTGATGGTGGTGGTGGTCCAGGTAATGCATCATCCACTAATAATGGTGCTAACGGAACAGCCAATACAGGCGGCGGTGGTGGAGGTGGAGACACTTATAAATATACAGGTGGTTCAGGCATAGTAATTATTAAACACGCAACAGCAGATGCGAGTCCAGCTGTTTCAGGCGGTAATGCAGTGATTACTTGTGGTTCAGATACAATAAGAGTATTTACAGGAGATGGAACATTTGTATCGTAAAAATTAATGATTTTACAAACTTTAATAAATAATATATAAGGAGAACATTATGGCACATTACGCAAAACTAGGAGCAAACAATAAAGTTATAGCGGTTCACGTTGTAGCTGACAAAGATTGTTTAAACGCTGATGGTATTGAAGATGAAGAAGTAGGAAGACAGTTTTTAGAAAGAATCCATAGCTGGCCTCTTTGGAAAAAAACATCATACAATACTTTTAATAATACACATAGATTAAGCGGTACACCTTTTAGAGGTAACTACGCAGGCATAGGTATGACCTATGATGAGGATAACGATATTTTCATTGGTAAAAAACCTTATGCTAGTTGGGTCCTAAATGTGGCAGAAGCAAGATGGCAATCACCAATCGGTGATGCACCAGCATTATCCAAAGAAGAAGTTGGCACTCATAGATATGATTGGAATGAATCTACAGGTGCTTGGGATAAAATCGCTATATAATCCACTTGACATTATTATTGAAGTTAATTACATACTAGATAGGTATGCAAAAGAAAGTATTAACTGAAGTAGATTTATATTATGGTGAAGTTGATATGCCTAAAGGCTTTGAAATTGACCGAGATCAAATAAGAAACACCATCATAGAATCTTTTATAAAACAAAACAGAGTTAACACTAATTCTCAAGCTTATGCTTTTGATGATTATGTTGTACCTTTTTCTCAACCTTTGCAATGGATGCAAGATTACGTTAGAGATCATTGGGGGGTCGAATATGGTAAAACTTTAGTGACTAAAAATATGCATGGTAATATTTTACACCCCAAAGAAAAATCTTGGACTAGAAATCAAGTTGAGCCAATTGACTTACTTAACTCACCAGACTATACCTTAATTTATGGCGTTGATGTCAAAGAAGGCTCCTCAGAATGTATTATCGAATATGATGATAACAGAAGAAAAAATAGAACTTGGCACATGCCTATAAAAAATAATAACTTTATAATGTTTCCGGCCACTAATAAATATTCTTTTTCACCAAATACTTCCAATGGCTTAAATATTATTTTAACAATTAATTATGAATATATCTAATTATTATTGGTATTTTGAATCTGTAGTACCGCCAAGAATTTGTGATTTAATTGTGCAATATGGTAAAGCAGAAAAGAACAGAGAGATTATGGCTATTACAGGTGGTTATGGCAGAGATAGAGATTTAGATAAACAGCCTCTTACTAAAGACGAAATAAAAGATTTACAAAAGAAAAGAGATTCAAATATTGTTTGGATGAATGATCCATGGATATATAAAGAAATACAACCATACGTTAGAATGGCAAATCAAAACGCAGGTTGGAACTTTGATTGGGATTGGTCAGAATCTTGTCAGTTTACAATATATAAAAAAGGTCAGTATTATGATTGGCATTGTGATAGTTGGGATAAACCTTATATGGAAGAAGGTCCAACAAAAGGTAAGATTAGAAAATTGTCTGTAACAGTTAGTTTGACAGATCCAAAAGAATACAAAGGTGGAGAGTTAGAGTTTGATTTTAGGAATTTAGATCCTGATAAAAAACCTAACATTAGGCTATGTACTGAAATATTACCAAAAGGCTCTTTGGTTGTATTTCCTAGTTTTGTATGGCATAGAGTTAAACCAGTAACGAAAGGAGTAAGGCATAGTCTAGTAATATGGAATCTAGGTTATCCTTTTAGATAGTATGAAACAAGGCGGAAGCAACACACCAAAAAACCATGTAGATTTTAAATCTTCATTTTATTTTCAAACACCTGTTTGGATCGCAGAGGCTCCAATGTTTTTGAAAAATACAATTAAAACAACAGATAAATATATTAAGAAGGCTAAAAAAACTTTAAAAGATAAATTAAAAAACGACCCACAATGGAAAAAAGATATAGGCACGTTTGGTTTATCATATCACAGTGAAAGCTTTTCTAACGATCCTCAAGCTAAAGAATTAGTTCAATTTATAGGACAAAGATCTTATGAGTTTTTAGATTGGCAAGGTTTTAATTTAAAAGATCATAGCTTACATTTTACAGAATTTTGGGTACAAGAATTTAGTGAAAAAGGCGGTGGTCATCACTCTACACATCAACATTGGAACCAACATGTATCAGGATTTTATTTTTTAAAGTGCAGTGAAAAAACATCTTACCCTGTTTTTCACGATCCAAGACCAGGTGCGGAGATGACAAAACTATTTATGAAAAATCCAGAAAAAATTACATTAGCATCTAATCAAATACACTATAAACCAAAACCAGGAACGATGATTATATTCCCAGGTTATGTTCCCCACGAGTTTGCGGTAGATCCAGCTTTAGAACCATTTAGATTTATACATTGGAATATTAAAGTTGTTGAAACAGCAATATCAAAAGAAAGGAGTAACAAAGATGAGCTTCAAAAAAAATAAATACGTCGTAATTAAAGAGGCTGTACCAAAAGAAATAGCAGAATTTGTTTACAATTATTTTTTATTAAAAAGAACCGTTGCAAGAACTTTATTTGATCAAAGATATATTTCTAAATTTACAGAAGAATGGGGAACGTGGGAAGATGCACAAGTTCCAAATACATACTCTCACTATGGAGATGTAGCTATGGAAACTTTGCTTATGAGAACTTTACCTGTTATGGAAAAGAAAACCGGACTTAAATTAAATCCAACTTATTCATATGCTAGAATATATAAAACTGGAGATATTTTGGAAAGACACAAAGATAGACCAAGTTGTGAAATATCTACCACAATAAATTTAGGCGGAGACCCTTGGCCTATATATTTAGAACCTAAAAAAAATGTAGGTAAGCCAGAGCATTTAGGTGGTAAAAAAGGTGTAACCACAAGCAGTAATAATAAAGGTATTAGAGTAAACCTAAAACCTGGTGACATGTTAGTTTATAGAGGTATTGAATTAGAACACTGGAGAGAAGAATTTCAAGGCAATGATTGTTGTCAAGTATTTCTACATTATAACGATCAAAATTCTGAATATAAGACCTCTAATGTAAATGATGGGAGACCGCATTTAGGACTTCCAAGTTGGTTTAAAAAGTAATATAATCTTTAAATGGAGGCAGTGACTCCACCACATACCTCACTGTCTCCTTTTAAGGATTATTTATGAGTTTAGGATTTGACGCAATAGCAACATTACCATTCGCTACATCAGGACCAGATACAGATGTGGCCGTAATTGTAACAGGTAATCAATTAACAGTTACTATTGGAAGCGTAGGTATTATAGCAGATGCTGTTACAGAGGAGGCAACTGCTAATCCGTTAACTTTAGGTCTTGGTACTTTAAGTATCACAGGTCAAGCAAATATAAGTGTTACAGCTAACCCATTAACATTAGGTGTTGGAACGGTTACCGTTACAGCAGATGCTACAGCTTCTCCTACAGCAAATGCATTGACGTTAGCTACAGGAAATGTTACAGTAACGGGAACGGCACTGGTGAGCCCAAGTGGAGTTCCATTAACGGTAAACACAAAAGAACCAGGTATAATAACATGGAATGAAATTATTCCAGGAGCAAACATGGTTTGGACACCTATAGATCCGAGTTAAAATTATGGCATCAACATTTTCATCAGATTTAAAATTAGAAATAGTAGCAACCGGAGAGAAAGCTGGTCTTTGGGGCACCATTACAAATACTAACTTACAAATTTTAGAACAAAGCGCTAGTGGTTATCAAGATATTGATATGGCTGGTGCAAGTGTAACTTTACTTTTATCAGATGGTGCAACATCAAATGGTAAAAATTTTTATTTAAAATTATCTGGAACTTTAGCTGGTGACAGAACTTTAACAATGCCATCAGGATCTGAAAGAGTTTGGATCATAAGTGATGAAACAGTTAGAGGAGGATCAAACAGAACGTTAAGTGTTTTAACAGCTAGTGGTACATCTCAACCTGTGCCTCCAGGAGCAACTTTACTTTGTGTTTCTGATGGTACAAACACAACAACAAGAATTATACAAAAAGGTTATGCAACTATAACAGATTCTAACTCACCTTATGCAGCTGTAGCAGGAGCACAAATTTTTGCTAATACAACAGCTAACCCAATAGAAATTGATTTACCTGCATCTCCAGCAGTAGGAGATGAAATTACTATTATAGATACTAGAGGCACGTTTAACTCAAACAATTTAACTATTGATAGAAATGGTCAGCCTATAAATTCAGGAACATCTAATCTAGTTTTAAATACAAACGGACAAGCCAT